TATGACATCACATACCCACAATATACCACCTTTTACCACTATCATAACTACCATAGCACATTAATATATTAATATAGCTAACACTACTACAAGAGTAGCAATTACACTCAACAATACTACATGGGTATTCTTTGTCTCTTCCTCTATAGGATAAGAGCCATAGTACCCGGAATATTATAATCAAAAGCTTAGAGATATGAGTCAAGCAATACCACTTACTATTCTGAAATAGTGTAAGCCAATAATGGATAAGCACTCTAAGTTATTTACTAATCACTAATACTAAATCAAATGAAGAATACTAAAATCATGTTGGCTACAGTAACAACCTTTATCCTAACTGTAATATTCGTAAACACAATCGTATGGTATCTAGAAGATACTTGGACATTTAAAGAATGCTTTGCTCATGGTGCAACCATAGGCTTCTCACTAATCTTTGGATGGATACCAGCAATATTCGTTGGTCAAGACGTAGATGAAAAACTTAATCACTAATCACTTAATTAAAACCATTATGAAACATTTATTCATAGGCTTATGCCTAACCTTAGCATTCACCTCTTGTCAGAAAGAGGAATTAGAAATTACTGAACCAGAACAAATACAGTGTACTAACATACTTATTCAATATGACTTTGAAGTAGAATTAGTTGACTACAATGTAGCTTGGCCTACTAATCAATGTTTACCATTGTTACCTACGTCTTCAGACTATGACTATGTATATATAGTTAAACCACGTTATGTACCAGATTCTAATGGACAAATAACACAGTATGTAGGTGAAGACTTATATTATCTCTTTGATGATAGAGAGTTTAATGAATATGATCTAACCGCAGTAATAACAGTTCAATCCTTAATAGCAAAATTATGAAAAAGAAATTCCTTTACCTTATGTTACTCCTATTCATAGGAGGACCAATCCTTCAGTCTTGTGGATCATCCAAACGTGGATGTAGAAAAATGAGAAAGTACCGTACATACTCATTCGGAGACAATCAGTCAATAAACTTTAATCAATTAAATACTAAACTATCATGAAAAACCTTATTAAATCATTAATCAAAGTCCTTTACGTAATCGTAATACCTATCATGTATGCTTGGTCTGCTTATTATGCAGTTACCACATATGACTTAGGAACCGCTTATATTGTAACCTTGTTACTTGTAGGCGTAGCAGTAGCATTAAACTCAGTTGTTTATATGTCTATACTTGCAAAGACTAAAATGTTACCTAAACTTCATGTAGAATTTATACCTATCATAGGTATAGCATTTGGTGTAGATCCAAACAGTTCTTATAAAGAAATGAGCTGGTTACTATTATTACCGTTCATATCATTTGAATTTAGAGTAAAAAAGTGAACCACAGTTCATACAAACAGTACCAGTAGATATTTATATAATATATATACTACTATAGTTAGGCCTTGAGTTTGGTTATGTAAGTGATGACCTTTGATAGCAACAGCATATGCATGAGTTTATTTTGTAGTTTACTTCATGTAGCTGTTGCATATCATACTCACTGCTCCCTACCTCTCATTCGTCAAACCTTAAAATAATAATAAACAATGGCAAATCAATTTAAAATTTCAGAAAAAGTGATGGAGAACATTCTAAGTAATGCTATCTCTATCAAATCAAAAGAACCTCAGAACTATGAGCACATGTTTAAGATCCTTATGGATAATCTTAATGACACTGCAAAAGAATATATAGTACACCTAAGTCTTATAGAAGAAGTATATAAGCCAGTAACCTTAAATGGTTATGTAAAGCTAATACCACCGTCTTATCATAAATCAGACAAGTATGAAGTAGACATATTGCAAGATATGGGTCTATATGCAGGTCATGGTATGGTATACGCAAAAGTTATAGGTGATACCTCATGGGGATCAGAACCATTTAATCCTTTCTATAGTAGCATTAAGATAGAATTTATGTATCATAATAAAGAAAAGCAATTACAAATGTATGAACACTCTTGTTCACCATTAGAATTAATAGCTGTATCAGTTGATGATATAAAATATTTTGATATATTGGCAACAGATTCAGAGCCTATACATCAAGCTGATTTATTTATGAATGTGGATCAAACAGAAGATAATACTATAAAAGAATAGTCATGGCAAAGATATCAATGGAGTTATTACATAGTGAACAAGCATCTTGGAAACTATTAGACAATGCTATAAAAGATGCTAATGGTAAAAATATATCCTTTGGGAGATATATGAATGACAAGTATGGTATGAACAATGATGATTTAGCTAAAGAAACTAATGAATCTATGGCCATGCTTATGCTTTTAAAAGACCATGTCAAAGAAATCAGATAGATTTGGTATAGTCAAATACAAAGTATTGTCAGATCCAAGTTTGTCTATACAAGCAAAAGGGTTATATAGTCTCATAGCGTGCTATGCAGATAAAAACCGTGAAGCATATCCGTCTGCTTCAACTTTAGCTGACTCAGCAGATGTATCCCAAAGGTACATATTTAAACTATTAAAAGAGTTGAGACAGCACAATTACATAAAAAGAGTAAAAGGCAAATTAGTTATTATATAAGTGATAGCTATATATATGCAATTTATTTTTGATCTTAGACATTAATTCCTTAAAATTAGTGAGCCAGGGTTAGTTATATTTTTATCTTTGTTAACAGATATGATAATACAACTGCCCAATGGACGTATAATTGAATGCTCAGTAGAGCAATACCTCTCATTAACTGATGAAGAAGTACAGGACCTTAATGGTTTAAGTTCAGCATACACCAAAGAAGTGGTCAATCCGTTTTACAATAGGTTTTCAGGTAAACAAGTGCCTCTCATAGAAGATGAACCAGAGTTCATAGAAGAATATGAGAAAGCATTAGATGAAATAGAAGCTTATGAAAAGCTAGATGACCCATATTTCCATTCAGATGACACATAAGTCATCAACAAATCATTTATTAATTTATTAAATTTAAAACAATGCAAAAGCAAGTAGAAATCTTAGCTGATGACATGGGCAATGTTATCCGTCAATCAAACAACAACTCAGAGTATGGGTACATCAGATTACAACAAGACAGAGTAACCTTTGGTAACGGAGGTTGGGTCAAAAGATCTAAAGTATCAACACTATTACATGGTAAGTTAGAAGACTTACAATCATTAGATTTTAAAGCTGGCAGTGAGTTAGCTGGTAAAATCATTATTAAAGAGCAATTGGAGCCATTCAACAGTAATGATCCAGATAGAGATTATAAATACGCAGGTGATACAGGTATCATATGTTGTGTAGATGGTCAACCTATTTATAGGAAAACGTTTTTTGTAGCTGATAGTACAGCACAAGACGTATTATTAGCTCATACAAATGGTGAGGACATCAAAGATGCTAATGGAACTAGTAACACTAAGTCTAACAGCATAGGTGTACCAGCAGCTAGTATAGAAGAAGCATTTGATATTAAATCAGAAGGCTTTGATAACTCTACAGTAGATGATGTAGATGATCTAGAAGAAGCTAATGATGAAGTTTCTGATGAAGTAAGTGAAGAAACAGAAGAGCTCGTAGAAGAGACTTTTGAACTATAATATAGTTCTCTAAATATGTAGAGGGCCTGTATGGAGATTTTAGTTAATTTCTGTGCAGGCCTAATACTTTAATCACTTTACTTAATCAATAACAACTAAATCATTATGCTATCTCAAGATCAAATAAATACACTCAAACAACAACAACAACGTGAGTTACTCTCAAAGAGAGAAGAACGCTATCAATACTATGGGATACTAACAGAATATCAGTTACATCCTGAATCAATAGTAAACTCTTTAAGTTATACTAAACTAAATCCGTATCAACATTTTTTGTTTAAACGTGTGCTCCATGGCCTCAAGGTTTATAAACCTGAAGAAGTTAACAAGCTGCACTGGGACAAAAAACGTAGAATAACTAAAGTTTGGAAAAGAAGTCAAAGAGAGATCAATGCATGGAAACAAACTATTTGTAATAAGCGTATAAATGCTTATCTTAGTAAAACATTCAAGCATTCACCAACAGCACAGTATATGGCAAGTATACCTGCTGATGAGATTTTAGATGATTATACTAATACTATGAGTTTCAAAGACTTAGGTATTACATATGAGGATGTTATATTAAAATTTATGTCTTTAGGTTTACTTCCTAAAAACTATTTACAACTTAAAAAATGAGCATCAAAAAAGTCTCAAGTAAAATGTCTAAATTAAATACTGCTTACAGCAAATTGCGTAGGCAGTATTTAACAGACAAACCAGTATGTCATGCAAAGATCCATAAGTGTTCTGTGCAAGCTACTGATGTGCATCATATGCATGGTCGTGGTATTTATCACTTAGATGTATCTACATGGTTACCAGTTTGCAGAAACTGTCACATGTGGATAGAAGAACACCCAGAAGAATCTTATGAATTAGGATTTTCAGGCTCTAGAACATAACTTTATGGTCCTATAGCTCAACTGGATAGAGCAACAGCCTTCTAAGCTGTAGGTTCTAGGTTCAAATCCTAGTGGGATCACCAGGCCGGATGATGGAATTGGTAGACATGACAGACTTAAAATCTGTTGAACTGGATAGTTCGTGTGGGTTCAAGTCCCACTCCGGCTACCAGGACTCTTAGCTCAGTTGGTCAGAGCAGCTCACTCATAATGAGAAGGTCACAGGTTCAAGTCCTGTAGGGTCCACCTTTAATACCAAAGAGAAATGAAACAATATCAAAAAGATAGACTAATAAAAACATTAGTTTGGACAATAATCTTAACAATAACAATAATATTATGGCATACAATCCTTCAGCTAATCTTTCCAGAGATGTAGTACAGAGTGACGCACTATCAATTGCAGCACAACATAAAAGATGTGGTTTAGGTATATCTATGGGTGTAGGCAAAACAAGAATTGCTATACAACACCTGCAGAGGAACTTTAATCAATTTATACAAGTATTGGTAGTAGTACCAAAACATTCAGTTACTCAGTCTTGGCTTGATGAACTAGATAAAATGGGATTATACTCATTAGTTGAGCATATTACATTTACAACTTATATATCTCTTAAAAAGAAAGATCCTAATAGTTATGACATAGTATATTTAGATGAGTGTCATTCATTAAAATACTCTCATGAATTGTTTTTGGGCCCTTACACAGGTAAGATATTAGGTTTAACAGGCACACCACCAAGAGATAAGCAATCAGAGAAAGGAAAACTTGTACAAAAGTACTGTCCTATAAAATACACATTTAAAGTTGATGATGCTACTGACTCAAACATATTAAATGATTATAGAATAGTTATACATGACTTACAGTTATCAGGTGTACCATCACTTAAGAAGAAAAACAAGAATGGTGGTTACTGGCATACAAGTGAAGTTAAAGACTATAGTTATGTTACACGTAGAGTAGCAGAAGCACAAACACCAAAGCAACAGCAATGGGCCTATATTATGAGGATGCGTGCACTTATGGAATACACTACTAAAGAAGCATATGTTAAGTCTATGGTTAATAATATAGAAGATAAATGTATAATATTTGCAAACACCCAGGATCAAGCAGACCGTGTCTGTAAGTATAGCTATCATTCAGGTAATAATAAATCAGCAGATAACTTAGAATACTTCTCAGATGGGCGTATAAATAAGTTGTCTTGTGTATTACAGTTATCAGAAGGTGTAACAATACCTCAACTAAAACAAGGTATTATTATGCATGCATATGGTAATGAAAAGAAAACAGCACAAAGAATTGGTAGGTTATTAAGACTTAACCCATCTGAGACAGCTGTATGCCATATACTATGTTATAAAGGAACACAGGATGAGAAATGGGTAGAGTCAGCTCTTAGTTCATTTGACTCAAGTAAAATAAAACGTTATAATCCACTAAAAAATTAATTATGGGAAGAATGAAAGAGCTCTTTATTGAGCAACAAGAAGAATTAGAGTACCGTGGTGCACATGATGCAATGATACACGGGCTATCAAGAAAAGCAATTGAAGAATATATAGATACCAATGATGAAACTCCATGTCCAAACTGTGGTGACCCAGCATTAATCAGAAATGAATCTAATGCTAAGTGCACAGAGTGTGCTCAGGAATTTGTTTATGTAGGTTCAGCACTAAGATTTTTGTAATGTTGAGCTTTGACTATGAGTGGAATGATATCTTATTAGATGTAGAATACATATATGATCCAGGTGAACCTGATCAATGGTATGATTCCAATGGAGATCCTGGTACACCAGGGTATGGTCCTACTGTAGAAATACAGCATGTATGGGCTTTACTGATAGATAGAAACAAAAATAAAATTGACGTAGATATACAAGAACTTATTGATGTAGATCTAGAGAGCATTATACTTGAAAGTCATGAATGATATAATTATAAAAGATATAATTAATCTATTAGATAATGTAGATACTATACCAGGTTCCTCTAGAAGGAACTTGGAAGTAGCTATTGAAATATTAGAAACATTAAAAAAAATTAATCAAAATGAAACAGAAAAAATTTAGACAGTACAGAAGTAATCAAGGAAGATCTCCTGAAAAAATGGAAAAAGTGTATAAAGGTTGTTTTTATATGGTAGTAGTATTTTTATGTGGAGTAGCTATTACTGGATTATATAATATAGTATCCTTATGAAGGATAATTTATATATAAAAGCATCAGTTAAAGATGGTCAACTACATTTCCCTATTAAAGCAATGGGTACTAAGTATAGAAAATTCTTTGAGCAGCTTGAAGAAGGATCTAAATTAGAAATATTTGTAGGTGTAAGTGGTGATAAGGGTAGTAACCCACAGTTAGCACGTCTACATGCAATGATTAGAGAAATAGCACAAGAAATTGGTTACACCTTTGAAGAAGCCAAAATACAAGTGAAAAGATCCGCAGGGCTATGTTTTGTAAAAGATAAACAAGAGTATTGTAAATCCTTTGGGGACTGTGATAAAGATGAATTGAATTTAGCAATACAAGCTTGTGTTGAGATAGGTGACTTTAATGGGATGCAGTTAAGATAGCTCTCCTAAATTTTTAGTAAGATTATTTAGTATCTCTATAGGGTTACTACTCTCTTTCATAGCTTTATCAGCAGCAGTTTTAAATGCTTCTTTATCTACAGCAGTTTCTTCAGTTCTCTCTAAACCTTGTTCAACAGCATATCCTTTAAGTAATGTTATAAGAGAATATAGTGTATAAATATCACTCTCAACAGATGTAAAAATTCTATTCTTAGCTTTAGCTTCTTTAGGATTAGTAACCAATAGGTTAAAGTCTTTTATAAGTTCAGCAAAATTTCCTACATCATCATAAAACTCAGTAATATATCTATAGTATATTTGCTGTAAGCCGCTAATAAATGCTGGATTTATTTGACAGTCTATGTTTTTAGTAACATCGTAGCTTATAATAGTTTTTTTCTCAGACATAATAAATAGATTTTAATCAAAGATACAAATAATTAACTAATTATGAAACAAATACCAATTAACATTGACATAAATGAATTAAGAGATTCAGCAAATGATAAACTACAAGACTCAGGATGGGCACCTATGCTTACTCCTTTTATAAATGGTCTTGACTTTGATCTTATAGTTGAAAAGCTTGTAAGCTTAGTAAATGCAGAAAGAAGATTTACACCAAGATTTAAAGATATATTTAATGGCTTTAAAGAATGCAAGTATGATGATCTTAAATGCATTATAGTAGGTCAAGACCCATACCCTCAATTAGGTGTGGCTGACGGTATAGCATTTAGCTGTAGTAGAAAAGGTAAAGCTGAGAAATCTTTACAATATATACTTAAGGCGCTTGGAGATGAAGATGGAGATGTGGATTTAAAACGTTGGTCTAACCAGGGTGTGCTATTAATTAATACAGCATTTACATGTGAAGTAAACTCTATTGGCTCACATTATGATTTATGGAAGCCATTTTCAAGATATATTTTTGAAAATATAAATAGACATAATAAAAATATACCTGTAATACTTATGGGTAAAAAAGCAGAAGCATGGGAAATAATGCTTAATAATCAAAAAATTTATAAAGTTACACATCCAGCTTCAGCAGCATACAGAGGTGGTGAATGGGATTGTAATGATGTCTTTAATAAAGTAAACCAAGAGTTAGAAAAGCAAGATATACCTTGTATAGAATGGTAAATTTTACTATCTTTGATAACCTTAAATCTTAATATAAATGGCTAATAACCAGGAACTTAACAAGAAGCAAGATATTGCTGAATTTAAAAAATCTTTTTACACAACTTATGGTGTAAAATTGTATATTTACACCCCTTCAGAAAAAAACAAAAAGATTCCGTTGGGTATATTTCATGATAGTGCATTAGCAGCTCTACATGAAAATGAGCCAAAATATAGTAGAGTTAAAAATCTACAACATAGGACTAGATTCAGAGATTACCTTGTATATGTTCAGATGATGTCTTACTTAGCACATAAGGAAGGACATAGTAAAACCAGTATAGGTAAATTTTTAAAGCGCAACCATGCAACCGTTATCAACTCATGTACAATGATTGAGAATGGATATTTTACAAATGATAAAAAAGTTATGGATGCTCATAATAACATTATAAAACACTTAGAAAAATATGTGGGAACTATTTCAGAAGATAATGAAGGTGAAGATAACTCCAAACCAAGCGTTGATCCTATTTGGGATGAAGCAAGGCGTATCATTGCCTAATTCATTATCTGAAGACAAAGAATATTTATTAAAAATGAACATGCTCACACTTGAGGATGGTCTATATAAAATGACACCAGATGCAAAAGCATTTTGTGTAAAGCTAGATAATTACTTTATAAAAGCTAAAAAGAAAACTGATATACAACTCATGGGTAAGGACTTCAATGATAAGATCCATACTTATAGAGAAATATTTCCTGCTAAGAAACTACCAAGTGGTAATCCTGCAAGAAATAATGTTAAAGCATTAGGAGAAAACTTCAGATGGTTCTTTGAAACTTATGACCATACATGGGATGATATTATAAAAGCAACCCGGATGTATGTAAATGAGTATAGAGATGCAGACTACTTATATATGCAAACAAGTCAATATTTTATATCTAAGCAAGATAAGCATAGAGTTAAACACTCTAGATTGGCTGATTATTGTGATATGATAGTTGACGGAGTAAGCACAGAAGATGAACACTTTAAAGAAAACGTAGTATGAAAAAAACATCAGAAGCATGGGTTGGGCAATATGCAGCCTTTAATGAAGCTCTTAAGTACATGTACAGGAGATCTACAGGGGAAGAGAAATCTATATATACACCTTGGCCTAAGTTTAATGATGCTGCTACGGATGGATTAGAGTGGAATACATTGACTGTAATTGGTGGTAGACCTGGCTCAGGTAAAACATTGATTAAAGATCAAATTATTAGAGAGTCTTTTGCATTAAATCCTAATGATAAATTTAGGGTATTAGAATTTCAATTTGAGATGGTTGGTAGAACATCAGCTATTAGAGAATTTAGCTCTATAACAGGTAAAACATATAAAGAGTTATGTAGTGCAGGATCTGTATTAGGTACTAATGAATTAAACAAATGTCATCAGTATGCTAAAGAAAGAGTAAAGCACCCAGTTGATATAATTAGTACACCTATGACTGTAAATCAAATGCGTGAGCAAATTGATCAGTATATGAATTTACATAAAGGTGTAAATACTATCATAACATTAGATCATACAATGCTTGTAAAGAGAGCACCCTATCAGAATAGTAGTTTAGATATGTTATTTGAATTAGGTGAGTTCTTTACACAATGTAAAAGAGATTATCCTTGTTTATTTATAGCTTTATCACAGCTAAATAGAAACATAGATAACCCAGACAGAGCTATAGATGGTAAATATGGTAATTATATACTTGAGTCAGATATATTTGGCTCAGATGCAATGCTACAGCATGCAGATATGTTAATAGGTATTAATAGACCAGCTAAGCAAAAAATCAGATATTACGGACCTGATAGATATATAATAGAAAATGATAGAACATTGGTGTTACATTTTCTAAAAGCCAGAAATGGTGATGCACGTATGTCATTCTTTAAAGCAAAGTTTGAACAAATGCAAATAGAAGAAATGCAAACACCTGGACAACAAGAACGCAGATGATAAATACTAAAAACTTAAATAATAAGAAAAGAATGGGATTAACACCTCAAGAAAGAAAGCAAAAGGTAGCAGCCCTCAGAGAAGAACATGAGGATTACTTCCAAACAATGGGAATAATTAATTCTCTATATATACCCAAGATGGCATATAGACCATCTGGAAAAGATGATTTACATATTAGTTTTTTTCCTAGTGAATTTGAAAAGGGTGAAGATATTTATACAGAATTTGTATCTATAGATTATGATACAGAGGATCCAAAGAGAACGTTATATCTACATAAGCATAATCCACATTGGAAAGATGAGTATGAATTAATACAATCAAGTGCTGGTTTTATCAGACACATAATACCTGTCAATGAACTTAAAGTTATTAATGATGTAACAAGTAGAGGTAAAGCAATTATAGACTTTGCTAATCCAGATTTACCAAATCCAGATGAACTGCTCCCTTCCTTCACTACTCCCGACCTAATTCCTGTAGTAAATAAACTAGATGAATTAAATAACACATTAAAAGAATTAATAACTATAATCAAAAACAAGTAATATGGCAAACAGCGTATTGGTAATTGCAGATTCAGGTACAGGAAAGTCTACCTCAATCAGAACATTAAACCCTAAAGAGACTTTCATTATAAACATTGCTAATAAACCACTTCCATTTCAAGGATGGAAAAGCAAGTATACACAAATCAGTAAAGAAAATAAAGATGGAAATTTAACCTCAGCGTCTTCTTCTGCAGGTATAGTTAAAGCTATACAACATGTTAATGATAAAATGCCACATATAACTAATTTAGTTGTAGATGATTGGCAATATATGAGTTCATTTGAATATTTTGATAGAGCTAATGAAAAAGGATATGATAAATTTACCCAGATTGCAGCAAATTTAGCTATGGTAGCTAAATTACCTAAAGATTTGAGAGAAGATTTAACAGTAATCTTTTTGACTCACTCAGAAGATTCAACTGATATAAATGGTAATAGAAAAATCAAAGCAAAGACTATTGGCAAAATGATTGACAATACTCTAACACTGGAAGGTTTATTTTCTATAGTATTATTTGGTAAAGTAAATAAAAATGATGATGGTGAACTTGAATATGGTTTTGAAACACAAAACTCAGGAGAGAACACATGTAAATCACCAATGGGTATGTTTGAGGATAAGTTTATCCCAAATGACCTGCAGTTTGTAAAAGATTGTATTGAAAAATATAATCAATAATTAATAATTAATAAAAAAGTAAATTATGTTAAGTACTAAAGACATGTCTGCCGGTAGCGGTGGGACAAAACCAGTTATTGGAACAGGAAATCACAAAGTAAAAATTAACTCAATTACATTTGATCAAACACCTTATGACTCTGAAGCATACAATATTACATTGCATGTAGAATCAGAGCCAGTTACAGGAGAATTTAATGGTTTCTTGAAAGATATGAATAATCCTAATGGAGAACGTTATGCAGGCCAAGTAGGTAGAGTAAGATTTTCTCCATATCCATTTAAAGATACAACATTAAATAATGGTAATGAGATTAGTCGTGATACTGAAGTTCTAAAAGCTATGGTATTTATATCTGAAGTAGTTGGTAAAAGAACTGAGTTAGATGCTATTGAGGCAAATACTATTGAAGACTTTATGATTAAAGCAGCAAAGATTTGTTCAGAAACTGGTTACATTAATGCTTGTTTAGGTGCACGTGAGTGGGAAAACAAAGAAGGTTATGTTAACAATGACTTATTCTTACCTAAAAGAAGTAGAGATGGTATGCCATTGGAATCAATTGATGTAGAGTCTTCTAACTTACTAACGTTTGATAGAAATAATACAAATCATTTCAGACCTTTTGTAAAGAAAGAGTCAGCACCAACAAATAGTTTTGAGCCTGTGTCTTCAACAGGTAGTGACTTTGATTTATAATATAAACCTAAAGATTGGGCTCAGTGTTATGCTGGGCCCATTTCTTTTTAATATCTTTGGTTTATGTTCAGCACTAAAAATTTAAAATTAGAAGAATCAGAAATACCAAGTTATTGGGTATTTCAATATTATTTAGATTTACCTGAGCAACTTACGGGTCAAGACATTAAGATTAGATCTATATTTAATCCTAATGAAAAGACACCAAGTTTCTGCATATATGTTGATAAATCAATTATGCAATATAAATTTAAAGATTTCTCAACAGGTAAAGGTGGTAACAAGGCTGACTTAGTTGGATTACTATTTAACTTAGGTTATCCGCAAGCTACCAGAAGAATAATTCAAGACTACAACAACTTTATACAATCAGGCGGATCAATAGATCAATCATTTAAACCACAAGCAAAGTGGAAAATAGATTATATAAAGTATAGAAATTGGACAATTGAAGATCAAAAGTATTGGTTATCATTTAGAATAGGTAAAACTATGTTGACTAAATATAATGTAAAACCAATTGATTATTTTAATATGGCCAAGGATGATAATGGTTTGCATAAAAGCCTACAAGTAGGGAGCAAATGCTGTTATGGTTACTTTGATAAAAATGGTGAAGTATATAAAATATACCAACCTCATAGTAAAAAGCATAAGTTTCATAAAGTTAAGAATTATATACAAGGTATTGATCAACTAGAATACAACCAGCCTTATTTAGTAATATGCAGCTCACTTAAAGATGCTATGTGTCTTAAAGGTATGGGTTATAATATAGAAGTAATATGTCCTGATTCAGAAAATACAATGATTAAACCTCATATAATATTTAATCTGAAACAGAAGTATAAAAAAATTATAACTCTATTTGATAATGATGATGCAGGGGTAAAAGCTGTACAGAGATATACTGAAACATATAAAATACACGGGTGTGTACTAACTATGTCTAAAGATATATCAGATGCTATGAAGAATCATGGCTTTGATAAAGTACATAAAATGCTAAAACCTTTATTAAAAGAAACTTTAAATAAATAAAATGGAATGGAATTATATAACGTACCTAGAAATAGTAGAATAAAAGTGGTTACTCAAGATAAAGTACCACCCGGAGCTCCTCCGGTTGATGAAGGAGAAGAACTTAACTTTAGATCTATAGATGGAATGTATAGTTACTGCACCAGAGATAATGGTGAAGTAGTACATTTAGCAGCATGGACTGATGTAGAAATAATTGAAGATTATGCAAAATAAAAAATGGTGGATACCAGGAAACGTTCCTTCTAGTAAGAACGGTAGACGTTGGACAGGTAAATACTTTATAGCAAGCAAAGCCGTAATGAATTACAGAAAAGAAACAAAAGATATTTATGCTAAGTATACTGAAGAGTTTAAGAAAGAGCTCAAGAAGCATAAGCTTCCGGTAAAGATATCTTTTGAATTTATTAGAGGCAGCCGCCATAAGTTTGATTATATAAATCCTGCACAGACAGTGCAAGATGATATGGTTAAGTATGGTTGGATAGAAGATGATAATGCAGAGTTTATACTGCCTGCATTTGAACAATATACTTATGATAAAAATAACCCAGGTGTATGGATTGAATTAATAGAGAATGAAAAAAAAGATAATAACACTTGATGAATTTTTTAAATATAAAGAAATGTTTAGTGGCCTACAGGAAGATAAAGAATTGGCTTGGCATATGTATAATAATACTGACTACCAGGAAAAAGAAGTAGTTAATAGACTTATGGCCAAAGCTTTAATGTTTAAAGACCGTGTAGATTTTTGCATAGCTATAAAATATAGTTTTCAAATAAACGCATTAGACACAAATAAAATTTATGCATTCATTAAAAAAAGTAAAGTAGATAATATATACATGGATATTCTTAGAAAAATAAAAAGATGATAAATATACAAGACCAGGTTGCAAGAACAACCAAAAGTTTGATATTTACAGAGCCCTTTTACGGGCTCTTTTTAATTGGTATCAATAAGCAATACAGTAATAAGATTCCTACAGCAGGAGTTAGTAAACAAGGTATTGGTATGCAATTGACTATAAACCCAGAGTTCTATAATGAACTCAGTGAAGATCACAGATTTGGATTAATTAAACATGAGCTATTGCACATTGCATTTGGTCATTTGATATTAAGAGATCTATATAATGATCATAAGCTATTTAATATAGCTGCAGATTTAGAGATCAACCAGTACATACTGGAAAGTAAATTACCTGATGGTGGTTTATTACTATCAAGTTTTCCTGAACTTAATCTTCCTGCTAGAGCAGGTACAAAAGAATATTATAGACTTTTGGAACAAGCACAGGAAGACGGGACATCTCCATCTCTAGATAGTTTAATGGATAAAATGAATGGTGAGTCACCTTATTGTCATAGTACATGGAAAGACTTTGATGAATTACCTGAAGCAGATAAGAAGTTAGTTCAGAAACAAATTGAACATCAACTTAAAGCATCTGCAGAGCAAACAGAAAAGAAACAAGGTAATATACCGGGTGAGCTTGCTGATTTGATTCATAGGTTAATGCACATTGAACCACCAAAATTTGATTGGAAAGGTTATCTAAGAAGATTTGTAGGTAACTCTAGTATAGTTTATACCAAAAAGCTGAGACGTAAATACAATAAACGTTATGCAGCTAATCCAGGGCTTAAGATTAAATTCAAAAATCACATACTTGTTGGTGTTGACACAAGTGGATCTGTAAACAATGAAGAACTAAAAGAATTTTTTAGTGAACTTACGCATATGCATAAGACAGGTCATAAGATTACAGTTGCACAATGTGATACCCGCTTGAATAGCGTGAAAGAATTTAATCCAAAAAAAGATTGGGAAATACATGGTCGTGGTGGAACAAGCTTCCAACCAGTAATAGATCACTTTAATGAAAACAAGGGGCAATACACAGCTCTCATATATTTAACAGATGGTGAAGCATATTCTCCTGATGACTGTCCTCATAATACATTATGGGTACACAGTAGCAGGTGTAATATAAATGAAGATTTACCAGGACAGAAAATACAACTTAATTAATTAGAAAGAAAATGGCACAAGTAAATTTAAATGTAACAGAACTAAAAGGATTTGTAAATCACATAATTACAAATAACAGATATCTACAAGAAGCGGGAAAGAATTCTGTATCAGTAGAAGTTGTAGGTGAATCAGGTATTGGTAAGACTTCTACTATAGTAGAGCTTGCTCAAGATAATAACCTGAAGTTTGTAAAGCTTAACCTTGCACAGATAGAAGAGTTAGGTGACTTAGTAGGCTTCCCTGTACGTCAGTTCCAGATGTATAAAGAAAAAAAAGTAGCAGTAAAACAACAAGACAATCTTTCTATGGTTACAGCTACACAAAGAGCTGCAGGTACTAGTTTAGCTAATCTTAATCAAACAGTAACAAAAAAAGTAGGACAATGGGTTGATGAACTTGCCGTACAAGAGTATCTAAAGAATGGATACAAAATGACTGGTAAGAACAGAATGTCTTATTGTGCTCCTGAATGGATTGCAGATGCAAAGGCCGGTGGTATCTTATTACTAGATGACTGGAACCGTGCTGACACAAGATTTATTCAAGCAGTTATGGAATTGATTGATAGACAATCTTATATCTCATGGACATTACCAAAAGACTGGCACATAATTTTGACAGCAAACCCAGACAACGGGGATTATATGGTTAACAGTGTAGATAGTGCACAGAAGACTAGATATGTAACCGCTAACTTAAAGTTTGATGTTGATGTATGGGCACAATGGGCTGAGGGTGCAGGAATTGATACTAGATGTATTAACTTCCTGTTACTTCATCCAGAACTGGTAACGCAAGAAACAAATGCAAGATCTATTACTACATTCTTTAATGCAATATCAAGCTTTGATTCTTTTGAAGATAACCT